ACGCTGTCTGTAGAGGCCGAACCCCATCCGCCCCGGCCCCATACGCCCGTGCCCCAGCCGTTGCCCGTAACAGTTGTGTCCAGACCAATGTTGATCTGATAGGCCCCAACAACCAGCGCTCCACCGCTTCCAACGTCAGAGGCATTGGCCGTGACGTAAGTGGGGGTAAGGACACCATTCACCGTGATGGAGTCGATGGCCGTACCCGCCAGACGCGCACTGATGCGGTAGGAGTTGAGGTTCACAACGCTTACGACCTGATACTCTTGGTTCAGAACCCCTGCCGTGATGTTCCCGCCAAGGCTAACGGCCCCTGAAAAGGTCACAAAGTCCCCGACGATTGCGCCGTGGGCCGTGTCGCTGACGAGGATGGAATAGCTTCCGGACGTAGCCGTAAAGGTCACAGCCCCTGCCGCCGTAGTCTCACGGACAGGGGTGATGTCCCGGTACTCGCCACCGCGGTTGATGTAGTACTTCACCGACGTACCTACACCAAAGTACTGATCCTGACTAAGCGTCGTCCACGGGTACATGGCGCGGCAAGTACCAAGAAACGACTTGGTTGACTGACGTGCCCAGCCTTTGATCTTCTCTGGATAATTGAACCGGAAACGTATCTTGTCGCCGTCGTACCAACCGCCCTTGTTGGAGTACGCCGTGACCTCGCGGTTGATCCCGGGGTTGAACTGAAGCTTTGTGAAGGCCATGTCGATCTCCTGTTGCTGGAGACTTTACATCAGTCTAGCAGTTTAGCCAACGTCTTAGGTCCCGCAATACCGTCGGCCACAAGACCTTGTGCCTTCTGCCACTTCTTCAAAGCCGCCGTCGTTCCAACGCCAAACGTTCCGTCCGGCTTTAGCCCGAGCTTCGCCTGAAGCTTGCTAACAGTCTCGCCCTTTGAACCTTGGCGCAACGTCTCCTCTGCCGGAGCGCTTTGAGGCTGAGCGCTAGGGACGATGCCCATGATGGCAAGAGCTTGATCGTAATGCTTCTTACGGTCCTCTAGGCCAATGGTCCCCCCATTGATGAGCTTCGTCATCTTGGTAATGTCAGTGGCATCGCATGCTGCATTAAGGCCACGAGTCTTCCAGTACCAACACGCGCTTTCAAGAGCGCCTCGCTTGGTCTGAATGTATTCAATGATCTCAGGGAGGGTCTTGTTTATAGACAAGGCAAAGGCGCTGTAGCTTTCCTTGCCCGTCAACTGGATGACGCCGCGGCCCCGGTACAGGTAGCCCTCGCCGCTGGCCGTATCACCGTTACCCATGCGATTGGCATAGACAATGTTGGCAATCCGCTCCGGCTGCTTAGCGTAGTCAGAGGCTACACGGCCAGCGTCCTTGAAGTACTTTGGAAAGACCTTGTCGAGTTGCTCGCTCCGGTAGAATAAATTCTCTTCGAGGACCCGGAACCCGGCACTCTCATGACCGCATTGAGCGAAGAAACCAGCAATCCGATAGGGAGTGTTGATCTCATACTTGGGCAGGATTTGCATCGCGACGTCTGCCCATACGGCAGCGTCGGGGTTTTCATGCAGAAGCTTTACAACAAGGTCTTTCGTAAGCATTACTTCTTGTCTTTCTTGTCGTCGGCAAACGCGCCGATAAGATCTCCGACGCTACCCGTGGCAGCGATCTTGATGGCTTTTTCAACAGGGTCGGGGAGGTTGACGTTGTCGAGAACTGCATCGACAACTTTTTCCTTTGCCCTACGACCGATGAGCATCGAGGCCAGTTTGAGGATCATCTTGATCATTCTCCGTCCTTTGGTGTTTGAGGTGGATCTTCGTCTTTGTTTTGACGAGCGTTTCCCGCGGCCATCACCCCGGATAGCGCACCGACGATGAACGACGCGATTGGGGTAAGCAGCTCAAAAAACTTGCGGTCGTTTTCCGAAGTCGCCCCAATGGGTTGCGTAACAAAGACCAGCGAGTACAGGATGACGAAGATGGTGCCCCCAAGAATGATGGTCAAGGCTACGCCGATAAAGTAGCGAAGCTGTGCTTCCAAGAAGTCGGGATCATATTTAGCCATTTGGGGTCCCTATCAGGTCAGAGGTACATTCATGGGTGGCAAGGCACATCGGAGGATTACAGATGTCCAAGGTGATATTTTGGGGGTCCTGACAAGGGTAACGATAGAAGCCGTTTCCCGTAACGTAGAAGACCACCCCGACAAGGATGATCATCAAGACCCAGATAATTCCGCTATTGTTCATGCCATCCTCACTTTGCAAAGCGTTCTATGAGGCGGTCGATCTTTCCGTCCAAAGCCTCGAGGCGCAGTATAACACGATTCATGTCTGCATGTACCTCCGCTTTTGTAACATATTCTTTAGCCATCTCTTCGCGAGTTCGATTCAGCAGGATCTGAAGCGCTCGCACTTCCTCGTAGGCCGCTTTCAACAGCCAACTGACAAGACCAAGGCCCGCAGAAAGAACAAAGTTCCAGATCATTTCTGTGGGCATGGTCTCACCTTACGGGGCTGGGGCCGAGGGCCAAGATACGTTGTCAGGAAACCCATCGATCAGGGTGATATCGCGAAGTGCTTGGCGGTACTCGGCCCATGCAGCTTTGTCCGCAGTAGCGTCAGGAAGCTGGGTCCAATCACATTCGGCGAGCTTGGCAGAACGTAAGGCGCGTATCTGCGCTATCACCTCGGCCCTGCGTATCTCTGTTTCTTCCGTGGATACATCCTCTACGACCCATGTCTCTACCCAATTTTGCCCATCGAATACGGGATCAATGCGGGTACAGTTATGAAACATTGGGCTGTGTGGAGGAGGGTCCTGCATGAGGACAACCGCAATTCCGAACTCTGCCAAGAGCTCCTCTGAAATCGTCTCCGGAAAGGACGTGTTGGGATAGTCCGCGGCCAGCTCACGCCGACCATACGGGTATCCGACAACCTGTCCGTCAAGGACCTTTACCCACATGTCAGAGCTCCACCTGTTTCCGGATCACGTCTAGCATAACCTGTGCCTTGCGTTGCTCCAAGCGCGAAGATTGCAGCAAGTCTTCTAGCTGCTCACGAAACCCCACAAGCTCGGGATCATCGCCAATAGCTTCGATGGCAAGCCTGAAGTTATCGATGTTGACCTGATACTCGGTCACTTCGCGAATGCGCCCATCAAGGGACGACGTTAAAAGTTCAAGACGATAGTCAGGATTCATCCTAGAGCTCCAAAGCTTACTGATGTTGGGGAACCAGAAGGGAGTGTTGCCGGGTTAGAGTACTGCGACCCATACGCCCCGCCGGACCAGCGGAAGGCTTTTATGGCCCCCGTAGCGGCACCAGCAAAAGCTATGGCGTCGTTGTTTACACTAAAGGCAACATCATTCTGCTGACTCGTAAGAGAGCTTGTTGATACTCGAGTACCAAAACCGCCCGCATAGGACCATGGATATACGTAGTTACCCGGGTTCGTGGTAGTGCTCATGGCAACGTAGTCGGAGTTACTTGTGACCGAGATACCCGTCCCATTGGCATTCGGCAAACTACTCGGTGCCGCATACTTTGTGCCAAAACCAGATCCACTCCACTGCCATGCCGAGATGTATGGGGAGAGTGTATGTACAGCAATAACCGCATTGCCATCCCGGGTAAACTTCACCCCCGTACCTGCCCCAGAGAAAAGGCTGGTTGGGTTTGCGAACTTAGAACCAAAACTTGAGCCAGACCATGCCCATGCAGCAAGGAAGTTGGAGCTGTCCGCAAGGGCTATAGCGTTGTTTTTAGGGTGGAAGTCGGCCTGATATGTTCCACTAACAAGTGATGCGGGAGAAGTAACTCTTGTTCCAAATCCAGAAGAGGACCACGGGTAGACCGAGATGTACGGGCTACCATCATGGCAAATTACGACGTAGTCTGAGCCGGGAGAAAAAGAAACACGTTTCCCAGACCCTCCCGGAAGGCTAGCCGGATTAGAATACCTTGTGCCAAAACCACTGGCAGACCACGGGTAGGCCGCAACATAGGGGCTACTATTCATGGTTACGGCAACATAATATCCGCTGGGAGAAAAAGCTACTCCATTTACCGTGGATGTTGGAGTCGTTGCTGGGTCAGAGTACTTTGTCCCAAACCCTGTCAAAGAGTCCCACGGGTAAACAAAAAGGTACGAACTGGTGTCAGACCCGACGGCAAGGAATTGCCGCCGTCCAGATGCCGCAGAAAGAAGTTTTGTGGCCTGCATTATGCGTCTCCGACCCGTGCACCATACAGCACAGACGCAACTCTCCACAACACGATTACCGTGTACCCCGAGGTGTTCAACGTGGGGGCAGAACCACCGTTCGTCTTCCAAGTCATGGTGGGCCACGTAACCGTATATGCCGTGCCGTCGTCGATCATAAGCGTCATGCTCTCGCCCGCGTTGAGAGAGCTTGTGACGGTGGAGTTTGCACTTAGCGTCCACGTTTGGATGGTACCGTTCGAGGGGTCAAGTGCTGGGGTGGTGCCAGAGATGGCGTAAACGGTCTCGGTGATCGATCCACCAAACGTTGTATCCCCGGTCGTTGTCAGAGTGGTGAAGCCGCCCGCAGCCTTGGTCGTACCGCCGATAGCTACGTTATTGATCGTCCCGCTGCTTATCGTTGCAGAGGTCAAAGTGGACGTGTCTAACGTGACGCCGCTGATGGCTCCGCCCGTGATCCGTACCGAGGACATCGAGAAGTCTGCCGTCAGATCGGTAACCGCGGCTCCGGATCCGGCCCCATCGCAATAAACGATCTTGGTGTCCCCATCCAAGATGCTTACAGTGCTTCCGCTACCCTGAGAGAGGATGACGGTCTGCCCCGACGAGTTCTTTACAAAGTAAAGATGGTCAGCCGTATTCGGAGAGATGGTGACCGTGTTGGTGCCGCTAGGCGTACCGCCAAGTACGAGCACCTTATACTGGCCCTCGGACAACGTGCCGTTGAACGTGGACAGCGTATAGGTCGTTCCGGTTAGGGTTATAGCCCCTACGCCATTGGTCAACCTGTCGATGATCTCCAAGTTGTTGTTGGTGGTATCGCCCCACGTACCGGACTGCTCACCATCGGTGATGAGCTCGAGGCCACTGTTTGAATACGTGCTAGCCATGTCGTCTCCTTACGCTCCGATAACCACCCACACCGATTGCGGGTCGGGTGTGATAGGTGTCCATGGATTTATAGCATCTGGAACGGTGTTCGTCCATGTATTGCCGGGGTCTGCAGTAATAGGAGCCCATCCCGGATCCCCACTTGGTGACACGGAACTCCACGTCGTTCCGGGGTCTGGAATAATATCCAGCCATCCAACGACAACATCCCCGACATAGCCCGTGGCAAAGAAGCCCGTAAGGAAAACCTGAGCGTTTCCATAAGCCGTAACCGAGCCCACATCGGCAGTAGCTGAAAGGCCCGTGACCAGAACAGGGGTGACTAGGCTGACACTCGCCGTACCGACCTCACCAGAGGCCGATACGCCCGTTAGATATACTGTTTGCCCAAGATCTACGCTGACGGTTCCAACGCTAGCGGTGGCCGATACCCCAGTAACAAAGACCTCGGTAACTTGGACAGGGACTGTAGCGGTACCAACGGCCCCGGTAGCCGCCGAGCCTACTGCGGCAACCTGTACATCCCCGGGGACTACGGCAAGGCCGACTTGTCCCGTGGCGGAAACGCCCGTAACGGAAACGATAGCTTGCGCGACAACGTCAACGGATCCCACGTCGGCAGTGGCCGATAGACCCGTAGCTGAAACAATTACTCCCGCACGGACATCGACGGAACCGACACTAGCGGTAGCTGCGGAACCCGTGGTAGAAACAATAGCTCCAGAACCCGCTCCTACTGAGCCTACGTCCCCCGTAGCGGACAACCCTGTAGCAGAAACGTTAGCCTTGGCAACAACAGTAACGGATCCAACATCACCTGTGGCGGATAGGCCTGTAACAGAAGCTGAAACACTTTGAGGAACAACAACGGAACCGACACTCGCGGTAGCGCTAACGCCTGTGACGGATACAGATATGCCACCCGCCGTAGACACATAGCGAATAACGATAACGCCGTCAGAACCGTTCTGACTCTGGACGTTAAAACCAAGAGCATCCGACGCCGCGGCACCACCAGATCCAGCGCCATATGTACCTGCTACGTAACCAACTACGTTTGCCGAAGGAGTTACTACAGCTCTACCTCGAGAGCCGCCGCCAGAACCGTAGCTACTTCCAAGTTCTGTGCCGTTACCGCCATCTCCGCCATTGGGGGATGTGCTACTACCAGCAATACCCCCATAGCTAGCATCACCAGCTCCACCATTGGTTGAGTCTGGTTTGGTTACAGTACTTACGCCGTTTGCGCCAATACCCCACCGACCTGCGGCACCACCACCACCCGTTCCGACAGTAGCAAAAGAGGCACTTGAACCACCTCCTGAGCCCCCAGAAAACAGCACAGAGCCAACGCCCGAGGCAGCGTCTCCGCCCGCGGCTCCGCTAATAACTCCACCAGATATTGCAGCTACGCCGCCCGCACCGCCCTTAGCAAGGATGGTGCTAGTGTTGATAAAATATGTATCGCCGCCTGTGTTCCCCGACACTGCTCCGGTAGAGGTGCCCCGTGAAACCGCAGCCCCGCCTGAACCAACAGAGTACGATACGGAGCTAGAGGGCGTCAGTGAAAGATTCGCTATGCGAGAATAGGCCCCGGCACCGCCGCCGCCAGCTACGGCCACTGCTCCAAAGGCGGTATTAAACGCAGCGCCACCCGAGCCACCTGCACCAATAACTTCTATGGTATTGTTGGAACTATTCCAATCGCTAGGAACCGTCCACGTGGTGCCAGAGGTGAGGTAGATAGTGGTGACAGTGGCTGCTACCCCATCATCCGCTAGGGGCGCAGCGGCTAAGGGGTAAAAGCCAAGCATATCCTATCACTCCATGGGAGGGGTGAATGTCTCGCCATCATAACGCCAGCCCGGACCAACCTCTATTGGAGCGGTGATCCAGTTGGCTAAGTCGGAACGATAAACATTATTTGGAAACGGGATATTGTTGATCAAATATGACTCAACAACCACACCGCCTTCAACATGAGCTTTAACTATTTGCTCCATGATCAGCTCCAAGGTCCGTAGGTAGTCGCCGTTGAGCTCGTGCTAATTCGACGGCACATGAAGTAAGTATTCGGCTGCACGATAGCCGCAGCGGCTGTGGTCAGGGAGAAAGATGGGATTATTGTGCCCGCCACAGAAACCTTGAATGTTCCTCGTACAGAAACGTTAAGAATGGTCGAGGTGGCAATAGAAACGATAGAGGTGCTTGAGGTAACCCCGGACCACCAGCCGCCAGAAACACTTGCTCCTACACCCGCCGCAGCATCCCAGCCTCCTGACTGTGATAAGGCAGATGCAATAGTTGCGCTACCCGCGCCAAGAATACCAAATGCCCCGTTGCCTGTTGTACCAGACATGGCTGTTAAGTAAATAAGGCCCTCATAACGGTATATCCCAATAGGCAAGGTCAGTGTGCCGTTGGTAGAAGCATTGAACAGCTTTTGCGCTGCGGTACTGCTTGTTAGCGTATAGGTTGCATTTTGCTGTATCCAGAACTCTTCATAAATGTCTTCCGCACCAACGGTGACATAGACAACGGCAGAACCGGACAAAGACAGAAGAGAGCCCGTACTAGACGAGGTTAGAGTGCGTGATAGGGTTGTGCCGGAGGAGGTATAGACGCCTACTCCAATCTCCCAATCTAGACCATCCTCGATAGTATAGCGCACGATGTCTGTGTTGAGTATCCCAGCCGAAGCAAACGTTTGAAACCCGTCGGAAGGGGTTCCAAGAGTTATCGTCCCCGTCCCCGTGGTTGCTGTAGTCATCTTAGCTCGGTTGGCCGTTCTCATTCTTAGGCAATCCGGATGATGGCGTTGCTGGCATCGGCGGTCGGGAACACAATGGTGAAATCGCCTGCCGTCGAAGTCTTATCCGAGCCGAAGTCAAGAATGACGACGGAGTCCGTGGTTCCGGTGGAGGATCCCGCAGTAGTGTTGTAGATCATCGCACCACGGGCCGTGATCGTGGCCGTGGTGAATGTCAGATCGGCAAAGTCCGTGAACGCGGTTGTCCCAGAGGTTGTCGGGGTCACGTTGGTCAGCGTCCCGCCACCTGCTGTATACGAGCCCGAGGCAGAGACCTCGTTAGTGGCCGTATAGTCCGTGGTCGCCGCCGTGAACGACGCTGAGTTGTTGTAAAGCGCCAACTTGAAGGTATCCCCAGTTGATGCCGTGAAGTCGTGTTTCGCCTGCAGGAGTTCCTGCTTGAACGAGGTACACATAAAGTTTCCGGTGAACGCCATGTCAAAGTCTCCTGATCAGTTCGGCTAGCTGCGGATGCCCAGCATCGTTCAGCGCATTATACACACTTGTGCGGTCACTGCGAACAGCTTGTTGCAGGTACCCCTTAACAACTTCTTGGAGCTGCTTCTTGTAAGCACGGGCCTGATCCCTGATCTCCTGCGGAGCTGTATCTGCAACAAACATCAGCTTGTCCGCGCACATCTCGGCAAGCTCTTCCGCATTGAAGCCGCGGTTGTTCGTAGTGCGGACGCCCACAACGGGGGTATCCCGGGGCAAGTCCATGAAGCCGACTGAACTCATTCTTTCTTCCTTGAAACAAGGCCAGTGCGATACTCATCCGAAGTTTCCTTCGCTTCGCCCAGCATTTTAAGACCCATCAAGCTTTCGGTGAAGCGGCGATCATAGAGCCCCATGATATCCTGCTCACCCTTCATAAAGATATACGCCTCGACGAGCGAGCCGTACAGTAGCGTTAGCTCGGCGTTCTCGCTCAGCCACGTGGTCCCGCTTTCAGAGCCCGCCGTCAAACTTGCCGGACGATACAGGTAGTGCAGCTCCATTGTGTAGCTGGTGGTCGGAGTAGGGGCCAAGACGAAGTTGTCTACGTCGAACTGGGCGTAGTACCGCGGAAGGCCCGTCGAGGACGGGTTGGAGTTGTACGTCTGGACGAACGTGACATCCTTAAAATCCATGAAGTTCTTGTCGCCGCTCGCCGTGTAGGACAAAGACATCGGTGCCAAGAAGTCGCTGGGGCAGGCAAGATACTGGTTCGCTGCCGTAGCCGACGCCGTGACGTTCTTGCGAAACACGTTCAACTGCACGGTCTTCAGGACCCGCTCTTCCGCAAAGCGGATGAACAAGGGCAGGTTTGCCACGAACGTGGTTTCCTCGTTCTGCGTATAGTCCTTGATAGCCGTCTTTAGCTGGGCATAGGTAAAGCTCATATCGTGACCACCGTTACTTCCCCTACGCTACCCTTGGCTTGCGGAAAGGGTCCTAGGTTTGGGTTTTCTACAAGCTGGATGCCGACGTATACATCCAGCGCTTCGGGCTCATCTGGGCGGGGGTTACGCAAAGCCTGTGGATCTGGGTAAGCCTTTGGCGGAAACAACTGCGGATGCTTCGGATCAAACTCGTCCCGCCCTACAAGCTGCCCCGTCCACTCCTTCCGCATGTCGCGCAAGCGGTAACGGAAACCCGAGCGGTCAGAAATGCCCCAAGCCTTTTTTCCGCTAGCGTAAGACATTAGAACCTCAAGTAGGATACATCGGGCTGCAGCTTCAACGGAACGCGGTCTTCGTCTTCCTCGGCAGCACGGGTGAACTCTTCGTCATAGATAGCCTTGAGCATTGCCATACGCTCAGGAGCCCGCTTCATGGCAAGGTAGTACGCGAGGCCCGCCACCATGCAAGGATAGAAGCGCCACGGAAGATCGGTCGTATTCGTCATCGTGCCAGCGTCTTCAATGCGCCGGACGTAGTAATAGACAATCTGGTCCGTAGAGTTCTCCGGCACCTGCCAGAGGTTTATCTGCGGAGCAATCTTGCGGTCGTAGTAAAACTGCGAAGGACGGCCCTGCGTAGTCTTGTTCGGTAAAAGAAAAAAGTCGCCGCGACTGATCCGTTCGACCTCGTAATCCGTACCACTACGACGCAGCACCATCTCCAAGATGTCCGCGTGGTCTTCCGATACAGAATAGTTGCTGGTGCCTTGGGTCACGGTGATCGTAGCTTGGGCCACGGTCCACAGGTTCAGGCCGCGGTTCGCCCACTCTGCAAACATGAGGTTGAGACTGCGACGCGCTGTCCGCGCATCGTAGCCAGTGCGAACCTCAAGGCCGCACCGCTCGAAGGACTCTTCGATCAGCTCGCCGATGTCGAGGTTGAACGTGCGGGTTCCGGATGTGGTCACTTCGGCCTCTTTGCTGTCTTGGTGGACTGCCGGAACGCCTTAGCGGTAGGTGCGCCCTTGGTCCCCGGCTTACGCATCTTCTCGTTAGACCCTGCGGCAATGCGCTTCCGCTTGGCATCTATGTTAGCATATAAACCGGGCTTTGCCATCCTCTTCCCTCCGGGTTCAGTAACCTGCTTGGTCATACTTCCACGGTTCATGGGGCCATACTCTCCTCTGCTATCGCGTTGTTCATAAGGTTTTTCATCACCTCCGCGTATGCCCTTCGATAGTTTGGATCATCTGGGTAGATGCCGGACTCAGCCAAAATGTCCTCCACGTATTGCCCAGCAAAGCCCTCATTCTTCCATGCCGCATTGTTCTCGAACAGCTTTGCCATCGCGGGCATGTCTTTGTAGCGCTCATCTTCCGGCATGTTTATGCGTGACTGCGTAAGAAAGGCCGTCATCTCGGTGGGACGGGCAAAGTACTGCTGTAGCTCTGGGCTATCTCTAAAGTCTGTTGGGTATGCCCCGTACTTGTCTGTTCCCTCAAAAGTGTCGATTCCATGGCCCGTTTCATGAAGAATTGCGCCCAGCATGGTTTTTTGAAAGTTGTCTTCAAACCCAGTTGGCATAGGACCAAAATCTCGATAGGGTTTATCGGGTACGCTTCCGTGAGGCGTCAGGTACATCGCGCCCGTAGGACTTAGAGAAACTTTTTTTCGCATCTCGTTTATTTCTGAGGGAAACGCCTGTGTTTTCCCAAGAGCGGGGTCTTCAAGAAAGGGCCCCTCGAACGGACCCGTATAGTCACGATCAACAAGAGCCTCTAGGATTGACTGATGCGGCCCGTACCCAGCTATTGACGCGTTATAAAAACTCTGTGAAGGAAGAAGCATTACAGGCATATCTTTTAGTTCTGGGTAGTCTTGGAACAACAAGTCGTGTTGCAATATTTCGCTCAAGGGCACTGTAGTGGCCCGTAGGTCGGATGCAGGATCTCCTTCCATGCGGGGTCCGGGCCTACGCAGCTTTGCGTAATAGTCCGTTATGTTTTCAATGCCCAACAAACGTGCTTCGTTATCCGGCTGCTCAAAACGAGGCATCCCAGAAGGGTCCATGAATATGCGATCAGCGGGGACATCCGCCGCTGTCTTTGCCTTCGGCCCAGCAAAATACGCTTGCTGAAGATACTCCAAGCCCTTGGGGTTAACCGTGGGCTTGGACTTCCTCGCTGACGCACCCGTGCACATCTCAGCAGTTCCACGCTTTAAGGGACAAGGCCTTCCGAGTCGGACGGCCCTTCTCGTCTTTCATCGGTCCCGGCATCCCGCTCATACGAGCGCAGAAGCTTTTGCGACGCTTCGCATCTTTTTCCGTCTTCGGCTTAGGGGCCGGGGGTTTCAGGTTCATGCCTTGGGCTTTCGCCGAAGCTCGGCCCTTGGCATTTAACCCGCCCTTTGGATCCTTGCCTTCTTTCCGCTGCCACGCCGGAGACTTTGCCATGGGCGATAACCCTTACGAGTAGAAGGCGGTGACCGAGGTGATGTTGGTCAGAGTCGAGATGTACAGGTCCGACGTGAACAAAATACCTTCCTCTGGGACGTAGAAGTTGTGCGTACTGCTTGCAACAAGATCGACGTCCAAGAGGGTGTCTCCCCCGTTGCCATCGGTCATGGTCAAGCGCCCTGCCGTGGCAGTTGTCGTAACAACGAGCATACGGAGACGAGAGCGCCCAACACTGAGCGCCCCCGTTGCCGTGACCCGTTTTGATTTTACATCAGAACCGGACATGTACTAACTCCCTAGGATCTGGCGATTAGACCAGATCGTGTGCCTGAATGTAACGCACCGTGATAGTGCCGACGCCGTCGCCAGTGTTGGCGGACAAGACAAAGACGCGCTTGTCGGCGGTGCCCGTGTCATCCCAGTTCGCAGTGCGAGTTGCGTCAGTGCCGGGAGTCAATGCGGCCAAGCCGATTGCACCGCTGGTCGCACCAGCCGACACAAGTTCGGTAGCCGTGGCACTTGTACCAATGCTGATGGTTGTCGCAGCGCCCGACCAAGCAACAGTCGAAAGCAACTGGATGTTCAAGATGTGGCTATTTGCCGGAAGCACAATGGTTGTAGCCAAAGCGGTCGCGGTCAAAGCCTGAGTGATCGGATAAACCTGAACCATGACCACAGAACCAACGTTCTTGACGTTGGTGCCGAGAGTGGTGCCAGTGGTGTCAGGGATATTGCCTGCCCGAATCGGGCCCGAAAAAGTAGTCTTACCCATGTCTGTCTCCTTGCACGGTTAACGGATGAACTGTCTGTGCAACGTCCGCTATGCGGTCAGGTCATCCAACTTGTTTATTGTAGCACGTATCGGTTTAAAAAGAAAAGGGCGAGGTTTCCCCCGCCCTTCAAACCATCCGTCTTTCGACCGATTATGCGCCAGTGGTACCGTACACGCAGCGCGGGTCGCTGAAGCCGAACGAGTAACGCTCACGCGCCTTGTAGCGCATGTTGCCCGTGTCGAAATCAGCTTCCATGCCCGTGTTCAGCGCAGTGCGCTGGAAGTGCAGGAAGCCACGCGGTGCGTCGGTTTTGATGAAGTAGCCATCGGGGTCGGTCAAGAAGTCGTTGACGACGTAACCTTCCGGCAGCAAGCCCATCGAACGCATTGCGTTGACGTCGTTGTCGGCAGTGCCCACACGCAGGTTCGAAACCATCAAACGTTCAGCCACAAACTGCAACTGACGGGGAATGACCAGCTTCAAGCCGCGCAGTGCAACTTTCAGACCGCGTTCGTCAACGAACCCAGCGATGTTGATCAGAGCGTCTTCGAGCGAAGTTTCGTTCAGGTCAGCATCAGTGGTCGGGCGGTTCGCGAAAGTCGAACCGTTAACCAAGGGGTGGTTGGTAGCGCAGAGAGCCACGCCGTCGCCGCCAGCCGAAGCACCCGCCGTGAAGGCGTTGTTCAGAATGGAAGCGGCTTTCACCTGCTTGGTGTGAGCCATCGAGCGAGCGAGGGCACGGGTGTAGCGACTGCCGAGGCGGTCGTACAGGTTGTCCTCGATAGCTTCCTCGGTGATCGAGAAGGCCAGTGCGATGGTTTCGTGGTTGTACCGAGCGGTGTAGGCTTCCTGTGCATCGTCATACGAGATGCCCGAACCTTCCGATTTGGTCGGTGCTGCGCCGAAGCCGGACAGCATGACTTCCTCCTCGAATGCACGATCCGAGGACTCGGTGGTGAAGATCTCGGCATGTTGGTTTTCATACCGAGTGTATTCCATGCCGAACAGAGCATTGAGACCGGGCTCAAGCTCTTTCGCAAGTTGTGCGCGCGAAATTGCCATGGGTCAGTCTCCTTATGCCACCGTGCCTTCAGAATTTGCCTGAAGGAGTGCGTGGTTGTTGAACATCACGATCATCTGAATGCCCGCTGCCGCGTAGTCTTGACACGTCGGATCGTCGTAGATGCCGAGAATCTTGAGCGGAAGCGATTCATTCGTAGCGTCGAGGGTTGCTACGTCCATCTTCGCCGACGAAGCGCCCGTGGTCGTCGAACCAGAGGTGCCCGAGTCGAACTGAGTGTTTTCAAAAATCGCGGCCTTAGCGGTTGCGCGGTCTGTGAAAGTCGCATCAGTTGCGATGGTGAAGCGCTGGGTGGGGTTGTCGTACACATACCCGACGATGTCGAAGTTTGTGTCCGCGCCAGAACCCGGCCAGTATTTGGACCAAGTCTTTTTCCCGGTCACAGAAGAAACGTATTCACAGCCCTGAAACACGCCGACGTGCTTATAAGTGTCGCCAGAAGCGGAACCAGTGATGGCAATTTGACCAGCATTGACCGCGATAACGGGAGACCCTTGATAAATCGCCGAGGCGCTCGAACCGATGTAATACGCATTAGTACCTTGGCTGTTGGGTGCACCACCAGCAAGGTTGATCGGACGAAGTCCGAACGCACCATACGAGTTAGCCATAGTCGTTGCTCCTTATCAGTCGGACGCTTTGCGTCCGCCAAACGATACCCTGCTTTGCCGTTGTTGGTTGATCGGCATCGAAGGGTGTTGCTCTTTCATCAAGTCCTGATCCACAGCCGTCATTTGTTCGCGGGTCCGTTTCCCGTAAAATTCGGTTCTTTCATGCGCTGTTTCGACAGGTACGCGGGTTAGGATTAACCCACCATTTCCAATAACGCCAGCATGCTTGCCGTCGTCAATGGTCGGGGCTTGGTATCCGGGGTGCTCGTCCGCACGTACAGGTTCATATCCCTGCCGAATACGGTTGAACACATTTCCCTTATCTTCCTCGCCACGGATAGAGGCCCGAACCCAACGGTGTTTATAACCATCAGCAGCGGGCGGGGCGTCGAGGACACTCGGGGGAGCCCAAGGCTTGCGGCGCGATTCTTCTTCGCGGGTAGCGGTAGTACGAGGTGTGCGATCCATTCTCTCAGTCCTTCACGTATTTTGCGTATTCTTCCAAAGGAACATTCAGCCTTTTCGCGATGGCGACTTGAGAGGGCGTGAGCCGAACACTTCTGCGCTCCTGTGTCATACTGCGGGACGCGGAAGAGCCAGCAGGTGCGACCTGACTTCCACCCGTTTTACGAGTCGTAAACTTGTTCGGAAACTCCGAACGAAGACGACGATCAATCTCAGTATAATACTCTTCAGCGTTCGGGTCAAATCCTTCGTCTTCCACAAGCATCTGGTGGATTGCCAAGGCTGCTGTCGTCATAATCCGGTCTTCACCGAACCACTTGTTCTTCTCTGCCCACGTCTCGGCGCGAGGATCAGCGCGATCTGGTTTCTGCTGTTGCCGCGGGGCAGCAACTTGTTGCTCTTGGCGAGGCGCGGCAGCTTCGCTTGCCGAGCGCTGCTTGGCAGTGGCGTACCGCTGCTTCTCCATGATGATGCGGGAGAGGTCTTCCTGCGCCGCCAGCAAGGCTTCCGTGTCGCCCTGCTCGTGGGCAGCGCGGTAGGCGTTCTTGATAGCCGCCTCTTGCGAGTCTAGTCGAGCGCCATACTCGGACATGAAACCAGTGTCCAAGGCCTGAACGCGCTTCTCAAGATTCCTGTTTTTCTCAAGAAGCGATTCGGCTACCCGTACTGCTTCTTCGCGGTCACGTTGTTCCTTGCGGTACTTTTCGGTGATCCGGCTAATCCGAGACTGAACCTTTTGACTGTAGGATGAAAGCTCTTCATCACCACCAGAATCGGAGTCAGCCTCATTCTGTTTTGTCGGGGGTCCCCCAACCTCTACGATGATCTCCGTTTCGGAGCCATTGTCGTCGTCGAAATCGTCGGCCATGTTTTACCTCAAACGTGTTGAATATCGTCGGGCTCAAGGATCGTAGCGATAACCTCATCATCGTTGATGATGCGGACCTCGCCTCCGTCGATCTTGAACCGTGAACCAGCGTATCGCCCAATGCAGACCCACTGCCCTTCACGGCACCATGGTTCAGCATTCTCCCCAAACTTGTTCGGGTCGCAGTAGGCTAGCGGACCTAGCCGCATCACGTATGCAACGACTGTCGCCAAAGCCTCGCGTTCCCGGACTTGGTCAGGGACGATCAAACCGCCGTCTGTCTTGGCCTTGCCCTTGTACGGCATGACAAGAATACGCCACCCCGTAGGCTGGGGGAGACGATCAAGTAGGGGCTTTTCAACAAGGGTTGGATCTAGGACCCGGGTGTCCGGCTCGACATATGCCGAACCAAGGTTGACGGGGTTTGGAGGTGGCGCATCGGACTTCTGGGCCTCGATGCGTTTAACGATATGATCCGGAAGATAGAGTTTCTTCGACATCGTCAGTTGTTCTTTCCAGCAGGGCTTTCAGTTCGTCTATAGCAAAGGCAAGGCCCCGAATCTCACCTACCATAGCTTGGTAACTATCCCAGTTACTTGGAGCGCCGTAAGCTACAGCTTCCACAAGCTCTTTCTCACGGCTCCTTAGACCTTTGTACAAGAGTCTCGACAAACTAACAACATCCATCATAGGCATCCTCTGTGAGTTTCTTGTTACTCACATGAAACTAGGCCGTTGTCACGTCAAAATGTTCCCGAAAACCGCTGCGGCTTGGCGATGGAACTGAAGCGGCTGACGGTGCCGCCCTCGGCCTTCTTGTTCTTTTTCTTGACCTTGGAGCGCCCTGCAAGGGACAGCGCAATGGCAATCGCCTGCTTTTGCGGTCGGCCCTCGTGGAAAAGGGTGCTGATGTTCTTGGAGACCGTCTTGTCAGACTTACCCTTTTTAAGTGGCATCACACGCCTCCTTGCGCTTTGATCATGGCAGCTCGTTGCTGTACCGCAATGCGCTCCCGATTCACGTCTGTTCGGTCTTCGGCAATCTGCTCTTGAAGATCCAGACGGGCAGAGTCGGTAACGGCCTTCTGCCGCTGGGCCGCGGTGTCCATCATCAACTGCGCCTTATCCATCTCCGCCTTGCGCTGCTCTGATAGCTGCTTGAGCTCCAGTTCGCGCATGCGGATCGTGACAAGCGGATCGGCCATCGGATCCTGCGGGGCCGGGATCAGACGCGGAAGAACCTCGTCGAGGATTTCTTTCTGCCGTGCAGCAACTAGCTGCGCGACCTGCGCTGGATCCTGCATGCCCTGTTGGACCTGTTGGATAGAAGCTTGGATCTGGGCCGGGTCTGCGCCGCTGATCTGAGCCTGTTGCTGTGCCGACTGCATCAGATCGTTCAGGTGCTGGTCAACATCGGCCTGCGCCTTCATGGCGATGTGCTCCATGATATGCGCGTAGAAGACGCCCATGACAGACGACGACGTTGCCACAAGTGGAGCCTTCATAAAGGCCAAGTGGATCTCGATGTGGATATCGTGCATCTGCTCGGGGAACGCATTGACGAGTTCGCCCATGAGGATACGCGCATTCTCCGTCACCGGATCGAGCGGCGCGGGCTCGGGCGGGGGCGGCAGGAGTTCGTCGATATTCTGGATCTCAAGTGCTTGATACAGACGCTTGAACGCCGCCGGAAGGTTGTGCAGTTGAGGTGCCGACTGTGCAATCTGCAGGCTTGTCTGAGCCAGCGTTACGCGCTGCGCCATCGAGAAGATGTTCGGGTCGCTGACAGGAACAACATCGACGCGGTTGTCGAAGTCCTGTGCAAAGACCGTCCGCTCAGCCCCGGCCACATCGTAGGGATATTCTTGCGGCAGGTTTTCCGCGAAGGTGCGGGCAAGGATCCGGAACTCCAGCTTCTGCGAATTGTGCAGCCGCTTGTGAATGGCCGACATAACCTTGGTGCCGCGCTCCAACAGGGCCACAGTGGTTCCGACCGGAGCCTCTTGGTTCATGTTGCTCGTGCGCTCATCCGCAAGCGAGATGAAGCGACGGCCCGCGTCAATCAGGCTCCCGAGGAGCTGTGCCAGCGTGGCGCTTGGCTCTTTATACGGAAGCGGCATGATCGAGTTGCGAAGATCACCGCCGGGGGCGTCGATGTCGCGGAACTCGCCCGGGCGGATGGGTTCGTCGCTGTTACGAACACGAATGCCCTTGGCCTTGAAGCCGCCCGGTAGGTTGGCAAGCGTACCTGCGTCGATCAACTGACGCAGGATAGATGTTGCCGCACGGCCCAGACCGCCAATCATGTGGATCAGGCCAAAGCCATAGAACCCCAGACCGGGCATAAACTTGTAGTGGACGAAGTACTGTTTCTTCTTCGCAAGCTCCGTGCCTTCATCGAAGTTGCGGCGGATAGCCAAGATCTTCGAGGAGCCCTTGTCGATGGTGACGATGTACGGGAGCTGAATGCCCGTCGGCTCGCCATCAGGAGACAGGTCCTCAAATCCCTCGATGTCGAGGTTTACGTGCATCTCCAGCAAGAAGTAGGCGTCGTCGTGATACGACTTCTCGGTGCCCTGAAGCTCGTCAACCTTGGTGCGAACCGAATCAAGCTCTTCTTCGCTGGGCGTGATGTCGATATCGAGGTACTGCCCCGCAACCTGCATCTTGCGGATGTCGTTGAAATCCATCTGCAAGACGTGCGTAACGCGGGGGCTGGTGTTCAGGTCGCTTGCGGCATACGGGACAACGATATCTTGCGCCGGAACGAACTTGGAGACCGGGCGCTGAAGCCCCACATCCCAGTAGACCTTCTTAAAACACGACCCTGAGAGGGGCAGATAGAACAACAACTGATCCATATCCGGATCGTATTCTTCCATCACCTCGGTGATCTCGTAGTTCATAAAGTCTTTGACGCGGATGGCCTGCGCTTCGCGTTCCGGGGACGTCGCGCCTAGGACCGAGGTCTTTACCGGGCCCCCGGCGGGCAGGAGCTCCTTGTACGCCTGCGCTTGGAACTGCGTGACGGACTCGGCGATAACCGGATGGGTGACGCCAGATGCGCCAGCAAAAGGCTCCGTCCGCTCGCGTGTCTTGATGCCCAACAGATCGAGGCCATTGGTGTAGGCCTCTTCCCACTCTTCGCGTGAGCTCAGGTCGGCTTCGTAGGCCGCGAGAAGGTCGCTTGAGATTTCGCCAAGATAGCCTTTTTCTAGATATTCGGCCAAGTTCGCGTCATGCGGGATCTGAACCTGAGCTTCCATCTGGGCCAGAGCGTCAGAGATGGCTTGAACCGTAGCCCCGCCGTCCTCGTGCTCGGTGACAACGGCACCGCCAGAGAAGTCATTCATGGTCGGGTTGGGAATGGATACCTCTTGGCCGTCGGTTCCGACGCCGCCCTGCATGAACCCCTGATCAACCAAAGTCCCTGTAGGACGCGGAGGAATAGCCATTAGTAGTACTCCCGAGTATGCGGAATCTCTTCTTCTTCGATCTCTTCGCCTTCAAGCGCAATGAACCCGCCTTGGCGGAAACGCATGAGTGCCAGAGTCATACTATCACAAAAGTCGTCGTGGTCACCATTAGGAAAAGAGGTAACCTCTTCGACAAGTTCGTCAGCAAAACTCTTGTCCATTGGAGCCCATACCATCCCCGCCTCAAAGAGGGGAGCCACCATGTGCATCCGGCTTACCTTATCACGACCGCCGCCTCGTCCGCCCGGAGAAAATCCAAGTGCAGGAATATTTTTCAGACGAAGCTCGTCAATGAGTGGTTGGCCCGTGGCCTTGGCTTCGACGATAACCATGTCGGGTTGCCAGTACTCGTACTCGTCAAAGGCAACCTGCTTTAGCTCGGGGAAGTTCCATCGCCCGCGCTGGGCATCGAGCAGGATTATGTTCTCCGCCCCGTCAAGCTCCGGCCTGAATATCCCCCATGTCGTGATGGCAGAATAGTCGGCACTCTCTTTCTTCGAGAACGCCGTATCGTAGGCCTGAATGACGTACTCTAGACGCGGGACGTCTTCCTTGTCCCAATCGTTCCACCAATCCTTGTTGATGATATTCGACCCAGATGCCGTGGGCTGTTGCTGCCACTGCGCTGCCCACTTCGATACAGGCAGAGAAGCCTTGATCGAAAGCAGCGCATTCTTGTCCCAGAACTCCGGCCAAAGCGGATCCCCCGACGGCATGATGGCCGGAAACTCTACCACGTCCCACTGGTCAGACATGATGTCAGAACCCTGCGCCTGTATCAGACGGCCCGTCAGATCCTTCTTGCCCCACCGCGTCATAACGAGAATGATTGCGGCCCCGGGCTGGAGACGCTGACGAGGACCGGAGGTGTACCAATCGTAGGCATGGTCAAACGCCGTCTCAGACAAGGCGTCTTGTTCCGAGTGCGGGTCATCGATGATGAACAAGTCAGCACCACGACCCGTCACAGCAGCACCAACGCCCGCGGCAAAGTACTCGCCCTGCTGATCCGTCTGCCATCGGCCCGCGGACTTCGAGTCTTCCTTCAGAACCGTCTTCGGGAAAATCTCTTGATACTTCGGATCGGCAATAAGATCTCGGACCTTGCGACCAAAGCGGACGGCAAGCTCGGTGTTGTGCGTAGCCTGAATGATCTTGAGTTTCGGGTTTCGGCCCAAGAACCATGCAGGCATGAGGTACGATGCAAACTCAGACTTCGAGTGTCGAGGCGGCATGTTGATGATCAGCCGTTTAAGCTCGCCCCGGGCAACCTTCTCTAGCTTCTCCGCAATAACGCGGTGATGCCTGCCTTCGATGAAGTTGCTGTACACGTGATGGGCGAAGGACATGAAACTGTCCTGCGCCTTCTCTCGCGTATCTAACCGCTTCCGTGCTTCTGTCAGCATAAGAAGCTCTTTGAGGGCCTCTTCTGGTAGCGAGTTTAGGCTCATACTTACCTTCCGGGAACGAACGGCGTGTACCCTGCTAGCGAAGCAACGCTAGTGGACTTATGGTACGGAGCGACCACAGGACGTACCGATGCAATTCCCGTAGTTGTAATGTCAGTTGGGACCGGAACACAAGTCCTAACCCCTTTGGCATCCGTCACAAGCTTATATCCGGCAGGGCATGCAGTCGGGCCACTTCCTGTATTCGTTGTACCGCCGCCTGTCGTGCCGCCGCCTGTCGTGCCACCTCCGGTGGTGCCACCACCTGTCGTACCGCCACCACCTGTCGTACCGCCACCACCTGTTGTACCGCCGCCGCCTGTCGTAC